GCTCCACTGCTCATTACGGAACGTCGTAAAAGATGACGTCTTCGAACAACGTAATGAGTACCTTAGTACGTCTCAGACCCATGGAACCTGGCATCTCCTGCCAGTTACCAGAATCTGATATGCCACTGAGCTTAGAGTATAGATGCGCATAGTAGTCCCCGCCAAATCTTTTTATTGGCGTTGATGTATACGCATGTATCTTAAAGCCCTCCCACCCGTGAGCACGAACGCCATAAGAGGCGGTGTGCGACCACACATCGAAAGGAGCGTGCAAGACACCCTCAATGCATGTCGGTCCAAAAATCCGAAGATCTCTGGGAATCACTTGAGCTACTATTTTCGCCAACTCGTATCGCGGCCTAAGCGTCCCATAAGGACGTGTACTCCACTTTACTATCTGGTTATGTAGCGTGAACAAGCGATCTAGGGTAGCAACATTCTTCTTGATGAAGAACGGACGAACTTCCCGACCACAGTACCAGTCACTCCCGCACGACTCGAAAAAGTCTCCGTTGGCAAATGATTTCTTGGTGTTAACCGTAAAACCAAAAGCTTCCAGGACTTCAACCAATTGTGAGAAGGCTGCCCGTGGGACAATGATGTCATCCCCATAAACCCGCACCGCCCTTGCATCCAGCCGAAGAAAACGGCAGGTAGCGTGGGCAAATGCAAAGAATATTAGGGATTCTAGTGGGAAGGTGTAACCATTTCCATTGGATGAGATCTTTTCTAACCGGATTGATTTGCCTTTGTACATCGTACTTTGGCATCTCGTACCGTTGATGAGATCCCACCACAATGGGTCAGCGAACTGAAAGAGATCCGCCACTAAATTCTTGGCGATCGAATCAGAAGCTGAGCTCAGGTCGAGGGTCGAAAGCCCCTCGTCCCGCGCTATCCTCGCACCCTCTTGGTTGCGTGATTGATCCTTGAGGTCAACACCGCATCTTAGGAGGCGCTTGTCTAAAAGATGGCCGATACCGAGCTGGACAAAAACATTCCAGCGAGGATTTATTTCGATCGTCCTGTCGACTAGCGAGGTTTTGGTTACGAAGGCCAATCTGCTATCTGACACAACCAACGCATTGTTGGCCAGATCTACGAATATTTGGGAACCGAGGTCCCCTGAAGATGCATTGCCGTCGTTTGAAAACAACACATCATAAATCCGTAGTGCAGACTCAGTGATATCACCTGTAGTTAGATACTTTCCATAAGCCGAAGCGTTGCGCTTAGGTAGTGAAAGATCTCCCCCAGGTCCGTGGCGACACCCACCTCTAATAACGTCCAAGTCACCAGCTTTAACAGTACCAAGTACAGAAGTAATTTTCCGCCGGGCGAGATGGTAAATCTCCTCGACGGGGAAGGGCAAGTTTTTAGCTTTTCCTTCCCACCTCTGCCTGAAGTACTGATTAACTTTGCGACAAGAAACCTCCGTAGATTCCCACTTTTTGTACGCGGCAGCCTCCTTGTCAATATCCAGGAACAAACCCGGATACGCCTTGAAGAACACCGCGATCTGATAGTCGAGATCAAATTCCGCATGCCGTTTATTCCATGTGTAGAAGAAGGGGTCGAATTCAAGGGATATTAACTCCTTGAACTCTCCCTCCTGACACTTTTGGTAGCAGGCATTAGCGAACGGAGTATTAGAAAGTTGGCAAAGTCGGGTAAACAACTTTACGACGAGGGCTCTCTCCTTCTCGGGAGTGAGTTCCAAGCCCAAGCTGGGTCCCCGGGCAGTGGCTGCACGATAGTTTCTCATGATGAGTTGCTATCGCTTAGCCCGTCACCACTGGTCCGAACTGGCCGTCAAAAGCGACAACCAATGCTGCAGCGTTACCTCCGCGAGTGGAATAATTATCCTCAAGCGCAGCACGCACAACAGACTCGCGATCTCCTATTTTCGGAGACCACTTGTCCGGCGGCATTGTTTCCATGATATGACGTACCACGATGTCCCTGACAATACTCGAGGTCAGCATCGACTCCCTTCCGGCAGGTGCGGCGATCGCCAACATTGGTACTTCTACCAATGACAGGTAATCACCAACACCTTCCTTGGGGCGCCAGACGACATAAACCATTAGAGATGCAGGGGTGTCACTTTGAGAAAAATATAGTCTGTTGGTCATGACTATACCCTCCTGTCAGTTCGGGGGGTCGAAATCGACGACAGTCTCGCTGAGCACTGCATGGGCGAGGAGCCCTTTCGCAAATGCCACGAGATCTTTCCGGTTCTGCAACGTAGCTCGACTGGGGCAAACGAATTCGCCTTTGAAGAACATGTTGTAAGCCACCTTCGGGGACGGGGTATACCCGCCGGCGTCGCCGCTGATCGTCTCAAGAACGGGGACTTTGATGCGAACTTCGACGCGGAACGCGCCGTTGTTGCCATCGCTGTCTTTGTTCGAAAGCGTGATCGTTGGCATGCCGATGGAAATCCCGCTCGAAGTGTCTTTCCAGGTTGCGAGGCGGAGATCCGCCCCGCGCGCCAGAAAGGTCTTGGCGACCGGTGTCGATTGGCCGTCATTTAAGACGACGGAAGTTTGCGTTGTCATATGATTCCTTTTATAGGATGGAGGTATGGGATGGTCCCACAGGTTACTTGAAAAGCACTCTTAGCAATGCGAGCGAAGTTGCCAGCCGTTCAAGCGGACGTCCCCCAATAGGGGACTTAACTTGTACAAGATACGAAGGCCAGGATAAAAGCGGGGATCGGGAGAATCGAAATGATTCTTTATCCACCCCACCACTTCTGGACCAAGGTCTGTTGTTAGGCTGAGCAATACCACTCGCGCTGTAATTATGCGCGTATTTCCATGTTTCCTTAGTGGTGAGATAGCTTCGCTCGGATTTAAGAGTGAAGCCGTCGAAAGCCGTTAAGCTCTCAAGGTACGTGCTAACAGGCACAAACCAATCAACAACAAAGGAGTATGGAAGCAGCTCCCACGCTAGGAGAAGCGGGTTTGTTATACCCGTCTGAGCTAACACTTGGCGAGTTTGAGATTCTAAGATATACGAAGCAGTAATTCGCTTCGAGTACTTATGGCTCGCTCCCACCCAGTGTGTCTCACCACCCGTTATTTCTTCGAGTTCCGCTCCCGACACCTCGTAATTCCTGAACGCAGACGCGCGCAGGGTTCCGTAGGTTTCGGGGCTTCCCTCTGAAGCTTTACGGGCGATAAGTTCTGCTGAATCATAGACGTCCGATAAGAGCGGCCTCCACCCGTACACAAACTCCAGCCAGTGGCTGGACAAGCGTTTGGATGGAGGCGTTTGCTCAACTCGGCGCCAAGCTGATTTGGCAGACCTGGCCTCAGTACCAGATAAGCTAAGGGACTGCGTGAAATCCCCTAGGCGACCCCGCCGTAAAGCGCGGGCCGCGTGAAAGATGCGCGAAGCAGTCGAGGCAAGGAGGTTGGCTGTCTGAGCACGTTCACCAAAGAACTGTGCCAGATTCACCTGAACTCCAGATGCCTTCTTACCAAGACGCATCATCACCTTATTGCTGACTTCGGTTGCGAGATTGGGCAAGCCCAACAGTGGCCAAAGGACAGCTGGCGTGAAAGTGTAGTATGCCGGACCGGGATTAGTGTATGTGACGTATGTCCAACCATCCAAAGCTTTCGCCGAGGATGTTCGGGGTGCACCACTAGCACGATTGTACATGACTGAGTAGCCGTTAATAGGCAGCTCTTGCCCTGTACTAATCTTCTGGTAGAAGTCGGGGGTCACCGTTCCAATAGTCATGTGGCGATGCCAGGGGCAAACCCCAGCACTGCTTGAGACATATGAATTAGTGACCTCGTCAGCTATCGCAGAATCCTTCGTTCTATAGCTGTGGCTAACCACAGTAACAGGTCGGAAGGACGGGTTCGGAGTCGACACTTTCATTCCTTTCACAAGGCTAATGTAGCCACGTGGTGGGTAGAATTACCTAACCACAGACATCTCTCCTCGCCGATAAGGCGGG